CTTATGCTCCCTCGCATGATTACTCTCGCTGCTTTATGAGAGTAGTCTACCCTATAGACTGGAGTAACTACCTATGCCTGGACGCACGCGAAGTAGAACCTATGCAAGGTCTTCTGGCCCTGCACGGAACAATCTCCCGGGCGCTCTCTCCGGTTTCGGGCAAGTCTTTGGTGGGAATGCCACCTGCCAAGACGTGACCGGATATGGAGACTGCTTTGGACTTATCATAAATACTCTTGATATCCAAGGCGGAGTTATCAACTGGCCCAACCCGAATACCTTTGGGAGTAGTTTTTCAAACTACGTCGCAGACGGTATTCGTTCTGGTGGGTTTGGTGATCACATAGGCGTTTCTGGAGTTCCGTCCGACGTAGATGCCGCTACTATGGCAGCTGCACGTACGAATCCGTCGCGTCCTTACGTGGACGTGCCGGTTAATATCTTAGACATCTCCGAAGCCCCATCTACGATTCTCCGCGATATAGCGGATGTTCGTAGAGCAGGGTTTTGGAGACCTCCTCGACCGCCGCGGTCGCCTCGTGAGGCGGCTTCGAAAGTCGGTGAGACTTGGTTGCAATATAATTTTATGGTTGCACCATTGGTCGGAGATATTATCCGTATGGGCACGGCAGTTGATCAGATCAACCGAAGAGTTGACGAAATCAATCGCCTCTATGGCGGTACGGGACTCAGGCGAACTGTCACTGTGTTTAACGGATCTGAACATGCGGTCTCTACGAGTTCCGTAGTTCAGAGTGCTGGTGTCTTTATCCAACCTAGATTTGACATCATCACATCCGTTACGAAGCGGGTCCACGTTAGGTGGGAACCTACTTCCAGGTGTGGATTAGCACCCTCACCTGCACAACGACGTGCGTGGGCAACCAGAGCCGTGCTTGGTCTCACATTGGATCTATCGACCCTTTGGGAGATCACGCCGTGGTCTTGGTTGGCCGACTATTTCGGGAATGTGGGTACCTATTTAAAGGCTACCCGTAACATTATCCCGGCTCGTCTCGTGGGAGTTTATCCCATGACGCACACGAAGACCATATGGGAATGTCCTGAAACCTCTAGGATACAGAACGGTGTACTCATGAGCATGAGTGGCATCCGTTCTGTGAGGCAAAGGAAATCCCGCACATCTTCGTTTATCGCACCAGTCGCCCATTTTAATTTCCTTAATGGAAATCAAATGGGCAACTTGGCCGCTATCGCAGCTACGCGGTCTTCACCACGTAGAGGCTAGATAGTAGCCAAGTACCAGGAGAATGATAATGGCTTTCGCCGATCCTCTCGTTATCACAGTCAACGCGGTGGCCAAGAACTTGGTCCGCATTAACCAGGATGGTTACGGTTCTTCGTACCGTCTCCGGAGTGCGACCGACGACTACACTGTGCTCACGAAGAACTCGTCCT